GTTGACGTCGTAGTAGCAAGCTGCACCGAAGTCTCCCTCGTCTACAAAGTCGCTGTTGTCTGTGTCTTCTACCTCAGGTGCTACGTCCTCTGAGGAGGAGGCGTTAAGGATACCGTACCGTTTACCTGAAGCACGGAAGGTTGTGCAACCAGACGCACCGCCATCGTATGCTGCCATGTATACCTCCTTGAACTCAGCCCAAGTAACATCATCTCCGACATTACAAGTCTTGGAGCAAGCAGAGTCAACGTATCGGGAGGCTAAGTTAAGGACCTTAACATGGGACATAACTGGTAGATCATCAGCCTTACGACCCTTGACCCCAAACACACGGTAGCCATAGTCATCTACTCGTTCTACCCGTGGACCATCGAAGGTCTGGATGGTACGGTCGAAGCCATAAGAGAACACTGGCTCAATACCAGAGGACACATTGTCAGCTGAGAGGCTGATAGTACCTGTTGGTGCGACACTGAGCAGGTGGCTGTTACGAATGCCGTGGGTAAGTATCAACTCACGGATGTCGTCAGGCAGTGTCTTAGCAAAGTCGCTCTCCAGAAGGTCACTGTCGTATAGTGGGAACGGACCCTTCTCAATAGAGAGAGAGACTGACGTGCGGTAGCAGGTATCTCGGATAACCTTCATGATCTCCTCAAGTGTTTCAAGGAACATGGGTGATCCGTACTCGTGGCCCATTGCTTCGATCGCGTTAGCTACCCCAGTAACACCAAGACCCATACGACGCTTAGACTTAGCCTCTAGCTCTTGTGCCGGTAGTGGGTAGACTGCACGATCAACTACGTTATCCATTGCTCGTACTACAGCAGGGATGTCGTGCTTCAGTTTCTCGTAGTTAAAGGTGTAGGTACCGTCAACCTCTTTCTCAATGTACTTGACTAAGTTGAATGAACCCAGAAGGCAAGCACCGTTAGGTGGTAGTGGTTGCTCACCGCATGGGTTAGTCGCTGCAATGGTTTCACAGTACCAGAGGTTGTTCTTCTTGTTGATGCGGTCAATGAACAGGATACCTGGTTCAGCCCAGTCCCATGTACTACGCAGGATGTCATCCCACAGGGCACGAGCATTGATCGTATCGTACACACGTCCCTCAAAGACTAGATCAAATGTGTCATCCGCCTTGACTGCTTGCATGAATGCATCAGTAACACCTACCGATAGATTGAACTGAGTAAGGGTAGTAGAGTTGTTCTTAATACGAATGAACTCAGCGATGTCTGGGTGGTCAACCCGTAGTACACCCATCTGAGCGCCCCTACGGTGCCCAGCAGAGCTGATTGTCTTACATACTGCGTCAAAGATGCCCATGAAGCTCAGAGGGCCACTAGAGCGGCTCTCAAGGCCCTTGATGAGGGCACCACTAGGACGTAGTGTGGAGAAGTCGTAACCAATACCACCTCCTAGCTGCATAGTCTTAGCAGCTTCCTGTGCTGCCGTCATGATGCCTTCCATAGAGTCAGGGATAGTCATCGAGACGAAGCAGTTGTACGGTGTTACACGACGTGGTGCACCCATAGCGGACTGTACTCGTCCAGCTGGCATGAAGCGCATGTCGTATAGGATGTCACGGAACTCTTCGAAGTGAGAGTCATCGTCTTGTAGTGCACCAGCTACCCGTGTCATAGCTGCCTTAAAGCTCTCGCCCTTAGAGCGATACTTCATCTGGTGGATTTCCTCGGAGATACCAATCGTTGGTCCGTAGTTGTGCTCTGGAAGGGAGTTCTTAATCATCGGTTGTCGCCATTTCCGCCAAGGACGCCTCGCGCCTCTCGGTCATCTAATTTCATTACGTTACTGTCTAGTACACCCTGCAGGTCAGAGTCATAGTAGTTAGCTAGTGCTGTAGCGTAGAACACTACGTCTCCCAGTTCCTTGATGATGTCGGCAGAGGAGAACCGTGTGTTGTCTCGTAGTAGCTTCTTGACCTTCTCAGCTACTTCCCCTGCCTCACCTAGGAGGCCTAGTGTGTTCTCAACCAGCCGGGTTTCCCCTTCAGTCATAATCTTGTCTTCGACCCAAGCGCTGTAGTCTTCCGCTGTGTACGGTTCAAAGTAGCTCATACCTTTTGTTGCTTTATTACTCATGTTCATTCTAGTTCCTCTACTTCCATTGAATTAATCTTCACATCGTCAAGGTCATACATCGCATTTCTAATCAGCTCAGTAACAGCCTCAAGTCGATCGGTCACGCTAGCGTCCCAATAGAAGGCGCTAGGGTCTACCTTAATACGGATACTTACTTCGAATTCCATTGTATTCTCCTAGTCAAAGAGTTCAGTTATACCATACGGTGATGACTGTGTCAAGTCACTTGTCACCTCTAAGTCTTGCGTCAGTGTCTTCATCCATACTCCCGTCGCAGTGTCTGAAGGCTAACAAACGATGGCTCGTATACACCATCGGAAACAGCTCTCTTGATGACAACGCCTTTCCACCAATCAGAGTTCGCTTGCCCAGCCCAATCTTCCTTAGCGCCTTTGAAACAGCCCGCGACCAACCCGATAGCGCCACCAGTACCTGCACCATCTTTAAAATACATATCACGCTTATGAGAATGACCAACAGTGCAAGACCTGTAGCGATTTTGGATAAGCCCATAAGCGTGGTGAGTGCCAGAGATAGCGCGGCCAAAGTTACCAGCGCCCACAAAGTGAGCGTAGTCCACACCATCATAGTTATGGATCTTGGGGGCTCCATGTTCGTATTCGTGGTACTCGTCGAACCACTTGTTCGTTTGAAGATGTTTAAAACTAATGCCATACTTCTTACCCTCCAGCCTTGGATCAAAACTAAGTGCTGTCTTGATACGGTGTTCATGATTACCTTCGAAGCCGTACCAAGCAGGTTTCTTACGCTTGTTAGCTTTGAAGTAGTGGCGTAAACGTTCTTGTGAGTCGTTGTAGTGATCAATGTCCTTCTCGTAGGACTGGCTTACGATAGCTTCAGGCTTCCGTGTGTCGTAGCTGTTGAGGGAGCGCATGTCAGCGCCATCCCCAAGGTCAACTACGTAGTCAGGCTTCAGGTCATACAAGAACTTACCTAACCATGTGTAACGATCGTTGTTTGTCTGTGGATCGCTGTGTGAACACGTCAGAATTACTGCTGTCTTGTTACTCATTTCTTCTTCTCCTCGGTCAACCATTCCTCTGGTATGAACTTATCTGAGTAAAGGAACCCGTGCTTGTCACACCATTCGCCGTAGGAGGCCTTAGCCCCTTTGTACAGCTTAGCTCGTGAGTTACTAAACACGAACCTGATATCTAAGTCTGGGTACTGCTTCTTAACCTCTTTGTGTTTACGTCTGTCGGCAGAGACGAACCGACCTTTTGTCTCAATGATGATACCGTTACTGAGTACGAAGTCAGGGGTGTACGTTCTGACCTTGCTGTCTAACCACTTGATCTTCTCCTCTTCGTAGGTAAAGCCGATGCCTCTTTCCTTGAGGTTCTCAGCCATAGCTTCTTCGAGGCCTGATCGGTAGCCAGCAGCTAGAGCTCGTTGACGGGTTGCACTCTTCCTCATGACCAGTCGTCCGACTCTTCTACCCGTAGTTCCTTGACTACTTTAGTCAGGTATACAGGACCGTGGCTGTAGGCGTAGAGCTTAAGGCCAGGCCAGCAAGCCCGCTTGAACTCACAGTAGGAACATTCCATCTTCAGTTTCATATTAGGAGATGTCTTGCTCTGTGGTTCATCTTCGAAGCTACGTTCAGGTGGAACCTTCTGTGCTACCATCTCCTTGATAGCCCTGATCTCTTCCTCCTTGGTCTTCATCTCCTCAGTCAGATCATAGACATCTAAGCAGATGTGTCCGTTGACTTTGTCAATCACTAAGAACGCACCGTGTGACTTATTTGTCACAAGTGGATCATCCTTAGCTGCGTAGACGTAGGAGGAGAGTTGAGAGATATACCCGAAGGGGTCTTGCTCTCGTAGGTTACCCTCTTGGAACTTCTTGAAGGAGTAGGGAGATGCTGACTTAACGTCAACGGTCATACCGTCAATGACACAATCTCGACTACCCTTGATGCCGTGGGCCTCCATACGGTCCTGTTGGCCTACCACTGTGTGTCCTGCTTGCTGTGCAATACATAAAGCAAGCTCTTCGATCATATCGCCGTAGAAGAACTTGAGCAGGGCGTTGGCTCGTAGGGGTTGAGCTAACTCAGTCTGGTTGATCTTGTACCAGAGCTTACGGTTACATGGAGTACCAAGGCCTGACATGGACAGGTAACCTCTAGGCTCCTGTGGTTTGTCGAAGCGGGCCTTAGCTAGTGTGGCTACAGTAGCACCCATGTTTTGTCCGAGTAGGAAGTCCCACCCGTTGTTGCCAAGGATCACATTCTCCATGTCCTCGACTAGTGTTTCAATACTCTTAGTCATTCGTATTCTCCCTAAGGTCTGATAGTTTACCACGCCACATGTCAGGGCCACCCAATGTGCCAACTGTAAGCATGTCCCCCTCTAGCATAAGGGTCATGGGTAGTAGAGAGTAGCGCTCCTTGCCATTAAGTGTGAGTAGGTCTGCAAGTATTTGAACATCAATCGTTTTCATTGTAATCCTTTCTAGACTCTAGGAAGGTCTTGTATTCGTAGTACCGTTCCCACCGTTTTCTGTCGTCACGTATGTTTCCTTTTACATTCCCACTACTGCCGATTGTACCTTCCTCTGCCCTCTCTTTGAGGTACTGGAGTTGCTCTAGCTCAGTCAACTCTCTTTCGGGTTGCTTGGGTCCGCGTAGTACATGGATAACTTTAACTCTTTTACCTTGTTCGTTAATCACTCTTGATCTCCTTTAGTGAAAGTAAAGGGGAGCACATCGGCCCCCCTCCCCTAGTCTTTAGAACGGAATATCTCCAGGACTCTTCTTAGCAGCAGCAGCAGGAGGTGGTGTAGAATCTACCTTAGGTGTATCCTTCGTGTAGTCCCGTGGTTTGATACCAGCTGACTGGCCTCCTGCTCCCTCGAAGGCTACATGGTCGATCACCTGTACCCCGTTGAGTCGGCAACCCTTGCCCATCTTAGTGTCGTAGACATCTACGAAGACAACACCGACCGAACCATTCCCGATCAACTCCTCGCTGCTCCACTCCGAACCGTCTGGACCGAAGACCTTAGGTGGACCAGCTGCCCACTCACGGTCGAACTTATCTTTCCAAGGGCGCTTGAACTTGACTCGGTAACCACCCTCAGCTTCCTTAGCTGTCTTTCGAATACCAGCATCCTTCATAGCTTTCAATGTCTTGTCGTCCATAACAAGGTCAACAGTTGTAGCACCGTCTGTCTCTACGTCGTACTCACCTTGGTCACGGTTAGACTCAAAGAGCTTTGCCCACTCGAGTACGCCTGTCAGTTCGATTGTCTTAGTAGCCATTGTGTATATCTCCATACATTGTTTATTGTGTCGTAATTCTATCATAAGGTTTAGTGTGTGTCAAGCCAATTCAGACCTACATCGTACGATCCTGGAGTTGGTATCCTGAACCCGAGGTCTTGTCCGGTTTGCGTCATGGTAGTTGCTACCAGTTGCCCAAGGTGTTGTGCTTCTTCCTTGGTGCCCTTGACTTCGATCTGGTATTCGTCGTGGATGAACCCCACGAGCTTGAAGTTGATGCCCTCGGCTCGCGCCTTGGCGTGGAAGTTAGTCAGTGTGTGTTTCATTAGCACTGACTCACCTGATTGTAGGATACCAGCAAGCGTCTTGTGCTCACTAGGAACCTTGACTTGTCTACCATCGTACCCAATGAAGTAACCTCTCTCAGCGATGTGTGGTACTAGGCGTCGCTTCATAGCAGCTAGACCGTCGATGTTTTGCTCGAATCGTGTACGTGCAGCTGATGCCTCACGTTGGTTAACTCCAAGGATACTGGCTGTCTTTGCTACACCAGCACCTAGTAGCCAAGCGTAGATGAAAGTCTTAGCCATGTCTCGTGTACCATTGGGTACGTCTAGTGCCTTCTTGTTCATGTTGTGGATGTCTGTCTCGTCCTCCTTGACACCCTCCATGATAGCTCTGGCGTACATGTCAGCATCGAAGTGACGCCACATGTAGTCAGCTAGTACTCGTAACTGGATACCGTCAGCGTCACAGCCTACTAGCCAGCTGCCTTGTGGTACGTCCCAGCATTCTCGTAAGTGTTTATCATACTTGCTCTTGATGATCTCCACTGCGTTCTTAGGGTCTCCGTGAAAGGCGGATGGGATGTTAGCGGTGTTAGGTGCATTGTGTGCGCACCGTCCTGTCCAAGCGCCGATGTTATTGATCGTACCGTGTATCCTATCGTCATCACAGACTTGGTTGATCCACTCTACCAGAGAGCTTCTACGGCCCTCTAGAGTGAGCCATTGGGCCAGAGCCTTAGCACCACTAGGCGCTGTGTCAGGTAGCGTTGCTAGGTTGTCCTCAGAGACTGTATAGCCGTAGCGAGCAAGGTCTTTCTTCTTCGCACTATAGAACTCTTGGGACATCGCAGTGATCTTCTTGCCGTATGGGTCTCCGACCTTGAGCCTTTCGAAGTTGAAGTGTGTCTTAGTCTTCTCGAAAGGTGTCCACCCAGCGTCCCACAGTACGTCAACACGGTCACGAGATGCGCCCGGATTGAAGTGTACGAAGTCGTGGCAGATGAGATCATCACCTACACGTTGGGTCAGTGGGTACTTAGACTTCGTTGTAAGGATGTTGGCGTAGGGTTCACCGTTTGCCTTCTCCTTGTACTTGATCGAGTGGACAGGTAGCAGCTTAGGTGGGAAGTCTTCTTGGAACTGAGCTTCGAGTCTATCCTTCTCCTCATTTACATTGTCGAGTAGGTGTTGAGCTAACTCCTTGTTGAAGTGGAAGCCGTGGTACTTGGTGCGTACCAGTTCGATCTGTAGATCATGCTCGGCCCGTAGGGACTTGGACCAGTTAGGATCGTACACGATGGACTTGAAGTGATTGAACAGAGCCTCAGTAGTATCGAGGTCACCATACCAGTAGTCGATCATCTCCTGATTGAAGTTAAGGAAGTCGGTGTAGTCTCCCTTGTGTACACCTAGACGTATACCCCAGCTCTTGAGGCTGTGTGGTCCGTTACCACCCTTGGGTATGTCGATATCGTAATCAACTGTACGGGACACTATAAGAGTATCTAGGACCTTACGTGGATCGAGGGGCTTGTCTAACCACCTGTTAAGTAGGGGTAGATCGTACTGAATGAAGTTGTGACCTACCATCTTGTCCAATGAGTGGTGCCACTCTGTAGCCGCCTTACACGCAACTGGATCACTGTCTATGTTCTCAAACTTGAAGACCTCTCCTGTATCTGCCATCTTACCACCTACTAACCAACAGCGGTCAGGGTGATCAATGGCATTCGTTTCGATGTCGCAGAATGCAATACGCATTGGCCCTCCTTTTATTTACCTAGTTTGTGGTAGTCTAGTGTCAGGATCTCCAGCTCATCCTCCAAACGTTCGATGTATTGTGCGTCCTCTCCGTCTACTGCTGCCTGTACTATAAACGATCCAAGCAATGACATCTCGTACTCTAGCTGGTCACGCTTGTCGTTGTTATCGAAATCATACATGTCATCTTCCTCCTCGTCAAGGTCAAAGTCAGTGAATGTACACTGTACACGGGCTAGGTCGAAGTCGTCAATATCATACTCCATCAAAGGACTCCTCTGCTAAGATTGTTGTGTTAGGGTCATAATAGATCGAACCAGCCTTACCTAACCTACTGAATGGACGGTTCTTATCGAAAACGAAGTGGGTAGTGTTCCGTGTGTCTTC